CCAACGGCAGCAGGTGCAGTGTACCTAGCATTGGTCTGATTGGTCTGAAGCACCTGATTGGGAGTCAGGAGCTTCTTGTTGCGATTAGCCTGTAAGACTTGATTTGGTGTAAGTAATTTCTTGTTATTTACCATATTGAAAAAGAGAATATAAACGTGTACTTTCGGGTACCGGCCTAGTGTGGAAGTGGTTGCTAATAAATCTGTAAGTAGTCAAACACTTCACAGGGAAGGGGCTGCCGCCATGTTGCGTTCCATTTCTGAAGTTCCTTCTCAATAGCTATCTGGCGATCGGGTTCTATTCCGAACGCTAAATAAAAACTAAATCGAGTTTCCTCCGAAACCGGCTTGTTATGCTTACTCATCCGTAATGCCATAAATCTCATTCCACACCACTCCTCGGTTTGGTCTATTTTACCATTACCAGCACGAAGCAGGCAACGATAGTACTCCCCAAGGATAGGCATATCTCCAGCCAGAGCCAATCCGCAGTCAGCAATGCTAGAACATGCGGTTGCCCACGCTTTGGCATTTGATATTGCCTTTGTGGTCACGAGATCTTTAGCTAGAGATGTGTGAACATTCCTAACCATAACATAGCTATCACCATCATACACGGGTTGTGATTGACAGAATTCCACTCTTTCAAGCTCATACACAGGATCTTCCACTTTCATGTTAAATCCCATGTCCAAGAACCAGGTACCTAAGTCCCTAATTCGGTCTAGTTTTCGCCTCTCAAAGAAGACAACACAGTCGTCTCCATTGTTAATGAGGCTAAACTTCCCTACCTTGGCGTGCTTCAAATAAGCGTAAACCATCGCACACATCAACAAGCAGTTCCCAAGGGCCGTATTCATATCTCCACTCATACGACAACCCCTGGTTCGATACTTTATTGTCCCATCTGCTGTGCGCCCGTATCCTATATTGTCAATCTGCCAATTTAGTAAGCGAGCGAGCTCAGGGTCATTCTTATACATTTTAAGGTATATTGAATGTTCCCATTGCAAAGCAATGTCCGACACATGTTGGTCAAATCGAGATGCATCCAATCCCACAGCCACAGGATTGTGATAACGTCCCCATTTGTCCGCGATGAGTCTTCCAGTCTCCGCAGCATTGAGTCCCTTGTTAACGGTGACCTCCCCAAACACACGTGCAATGCAATTATACACAACGTGCTCAACGGGCTTAAGGTATATTCCAACAGCAGCATTATACACCGGGTGACGTGGTTGTATCACCCGTGGTGCTGGATCAGGTTTCGCGGTGAAATTAATTTTCTCCGCTTTCACGAAACTACTCAAATACGCATGTTTACGTTCAACTCCACCCTGACGGAGTACGTCACACGCTCTAGCGTAGATTGTCTTCTTGCGACCCTTGTACAAGCCAATGAATTCATCAAAGGTGACAGGGGTGGTCGAGGGAAGGAATCTTTGCAGGTGTGCCTTAAACATAGATAAGCGCTCATTGAATAACTCGCGACATGGATATGGTGGGGGTGCAAATCCGTCATTCGCTTTGACGAAGAAAACCCTCTCCAA